CAGATTTATTCTTATAAAGGGAGGGAGTATAAGTAGAAGATTGAGTAGGTGTAGGAGTTGGTGTTGGTTCAGGTGTTGGTTCAGGTGTGGGAGTTGGTTCAGGTGTATTAAATGTTTCCCCATCCATCTCACCATCTTCAATTCCTCTAGTTGTGTCAGTGACTGTCTTTCCATCCTGCTTGGTAATTCTCTCACCACCAACCTGAATATCCATAAAACTCTGTCGTTGAGTTGGTTTAGAACGTTTCCGTCTTCTAGATATTTGATCAATATAATCATATGCTCTTGTACCAACGTTGAGCAAATTTGCCATATACCTAGAAAAATCTCCTTCATGATAATCAGGAGAACTTGGATTATCAAGTCTATTCAGGACAATGGTTCTTGGTTGACCATGATCTGAAGTGTAAGTACTAGCTTGCTTAAAATAAGTAACTGTTTGAAGAATATGACCACCAGATTTTACTCCACCATAAGTATTATAACCTCCATGATGATGGGGACTATGCATTACCCAAACTTTAAAGGATCCAAAACCTATTTCACCCGATAAACGTTTTGCATATAATTGAGAATATGTATTCCAAAGAGCGACGGCATAATCAAATTGTTCATCACTCAAACCTCTGTAAATGCCACCAAAACCTCTTGATGCTTCAGTTGGTCTATCAGTACCACCAATCAAACCACCAACTAATATTTGCCTATACTTATTATCTGGGGTAATTAAACCGACACTAGTTCCGTAAAATCCACCATATGTTACTATAGCACTATCACCAGCACCATCATCATAAGGGTACGGAGCATCAGGTAGTGCCAATATAGGTCTATTTGCTACTCCATCAAGAGTATTTGGATTTTTTAAATATGCATTACTATTCCATCCAGTATCCCAAGTTGATGGATCACTTTCATTACCACCGTAAGATGGTTGAGAAAAATTATCTCCCAACAATCCACTAGTATCCGGAATATCACTAGTTGTTGGTGGAATGAATGGTTGAGTTTCGGTAGGAGGAAGAACTGTAGAAGTTGTCATTCTCTCCGACAACATTCCAGTTTTCTTCAACTCATCGTTAAGACGTGAAATATTACTGTCACATGACCTTGACTCAATGTGATTTAATGCTTTTCTGAAAAGTCTTCTGCCCATTAAAAAAGGAGGTCCATTACCTCCTTATATTTATTCTGCTTCCTCAGTCTTCTTTTTCTTGGAACCAATATTATACTTGGTTTCCAATACCCAGTCTTGCTTATCTTTGTATGCCAGAACTTTGATTTGATTGAGAGGAGCGATATCCTGAATTCTATCAGCGTCTACAATGCCAACCAGACCCCAGTCTACCAGGAGTTGTGCAATACGATTACGACGCTGCACATCATTTACGGTCAGATTTGCGTGCTTACCATCCAGTGCAAACAGTTCCTTGAAATGCACCAGGTAGTAACGACCCTGCTTATGGAGGATGTGACAAGATTGGTAAATTTTCTTCTCTTTCCTAGAAGCAACACCAATACGTGTCAACGTCTCACGAACCTTCAAGAAGTCATCTGGCTCATTCAATGTCACTTCAACCATTTGTTCAGGAGACCACGATACTTCGGGCTCTTTAACGACGCTCATTTTTTCCTCCAGTCTCAAATTTAGATCTTATAAAATTAAGTTGTTCTTTATTTAGAATCTTTAAAGCTTGTAAAGCTTTTTCATTGCTGTAACCATAATAACGTTTGACGATTTCTAGATCGTCAACCTTATCTTTTCGGAGCCAGGGAGAGAACCTCTTCTTTTTCCTCAGACTATTTAGATAGAAATCATATTGCATCTTTTTAGGTAAGAATGCATAGCGATTCATCTCATTCGCAAACATTACAGCATCAAGATGTCCGGAGAAACATCTATTAATAATGTATGGAGGATATTCTTTTTCCAGTAGAGAATCTTCATCAATTAGATTCTTCTTGGTCTGATTGATACTATTCAACCAATCTTTCAATTCAGGCATTCTTTTCGTCCATAGTCTTATTACGAATGACGATGCAATTGTTCTTGTAATCAGGACTGAACTCAAGAATATCCATCGCGTCCCAACACAACTCTTCGTATAGAGAGTTTAGTGTTGCCATATCTTCCCACAAATCATTAGGTTGATCATTCATAATACATTTGCCTCAATTTCATAATTAAAAAGTAAAAGTTCCTTACGTTCTTTTTGCTCTCGCATATATTCACCAACAGAACGCATGGTGTAAGTTAAATCAAACTCCCCAGTCTTATATTCTTTGAATCTATCTTTGATAAGTTGAGAAGAGTTATAAGATATAAGTTGGGGAGAAATAAATCGATCACAGATGGTAGCAAAACCATCATGATCAAATCCCTTATGCATAGATCCTTTCTTACCATAAAGATTAGATCCAATCTCATATGGAGGATCAAGATAAAGGAAAGTCTCCTTGTCGTCACTGAGAAGTTCTTGATACCGCAGATTGGTAATCTTCCAGTTCTTAATGATATCAGAGTAACCTGTTAGTTTTTCAATTCCTCGCATTGAGAAGTTTGAGTCAGATGCTTGGGCAGAAAAGGATGAGGACTCAGTGAGACCAGAAAAAGAGCACTTGTTAATAACGTAGAAAGCACAAGCACGATATAGAGGGGATACGGAATCATCATTTACAAGTTCCTTTGCTTCAAGAAATAAACCCTTTGCAGATCCACGATCAGGATATCTAGACTTCAGTTCTTGAAGTCTTTTGTAGAGAGCATACCCATCATCCTGCAAAGTCTTCCAGAAGTTGACTAGAGGTTCATACAGGTCATTGACCCAAACCTGAAGATGTGGATACTTCTTGGTGATATGAATGGCAACACTACCACCACCAAGAAATGGTTCACGATACTCCTTATAGTCACGAAGATCAGGAAAGAATTGATCTAGTTTAGTACATGCCCGACTCTTACCGCCGGGATATCTCAGTGGTGTTTTCAGGGATTTCATAATCAGGTTTGTTGTATTTCAAAAACTCCCAGAAGGTCAGTTTCATTTCCTTATGGGTCATACCACAATGCTTTGCAGCAGCGGGTAGAGTCATTTTAGCACGAAACAGTGCTTCGTTTGCCTGTTGAACATTCTCCGGAGTAGTTTTTACTCTTGGTTCAACTAGACTCTTGTAATCAATTTTAAGCAAACTCACAGAGCACCTCTGTATGGATCTTCACTTCTGAGAAGAACTCCATCAACCTTATTCATCAAATCAAGCATACTTCCATGCATGAGACGATATCCATATCCAACGTACAGTTGTCCAAAGAATACTGTGAGTGCCATAAAACTCCAGAAGTAGTAGTAAGTTCTGGATTTCTTTTGTCTAGGGTTTTTCATAGTTAGAATACCAATTTTTTACTTTCGGGCATTACAAGTTTACTTCCAAACATCTCATTGTATTTCTTAGCAACGTCCTCCTGAACTTCCACAATGTAGATAGTGTGCTTTCTATCCAAAGTAATTTCAGGTTTATCTTTGCTAATTACAGTCGCCCACTGAGCGAATCCCACACCTTGAGGATTGGGGAGAACTACAAGACCATTTTGAAGGGTGATAGTATCATCAGTTTCAGAGACAATCTCTGCGATGATTTCTTCACCAGTAATCATACGAATCAGTTTTACATCAATCATTTGAATTCACACTCCACCATAATTTCGGTTAAACAAGCAAGCATATTTATCTCCTGATCCGCTACGAACGCTCCCTGATACTGATACTTAGCGAGAACAAGGACAGCAGCAGGAATACTGCCAGGAACCAAGGCTTCGTAAAGAGAGTCATAAATGCGACGGAGAAGTACAGTAGTATCATTATCCAGATTGCTAACGATCCACTTTCGTACCTCAGCAAAGTTCTTAGTCTTGAGATTTTTGACCAGTTCATTTACGGCAACATCAGAGAACGAAGCAAGAATACCTGCATCAATTTTACCACTAACCGAGTATCGTTGAATCTCATTGAGAACACGACGCCAATCAGGAAAGTGTTTATTGATCAGTTCTACCAGGACCTTGTTATCATATTCAATCCCTTCTGAATCCAAGATTTCTTGGAGTCGCTTGAAGAACTGGGCGGCAATGGATTGTCGATCTTTTCCTTTGATTCCAAACTCAACGACGGAACATCGGGAGTGGAGGGGTTCAAGGATTTTGTTTTTGTAGTTGCAGGTGAAGATGAATCTACAGTTACCAGCAAACTCCTCAATAAACGCCCGTAACAAGAGTTGTACATCGTTGGACGTGTTGTCAGCTTCGTCAATAATGATGACTTTGTGTTTAGCATCTGACGAAATTGAGACGGTCGAAGCGAAATTCTTCGCATTGTTTCTGACCGTATCGAGAAAACGTCCCTCATCGGATCCATTGATGACATAACAGTCTACTCCCAATTCTTTGCAAAGTGCCTTCGCCACTGTTGTTTTGCCGATACCGGGAGGTCCCGCCAGTAGCATGTTCGGGATCTCACCTTTATCTAGGAAACTTTGAAAAGTTTTTTTGATACCATCAGGAAGTATACACTCATCAATAGTTTTGGGACGATATTTCTCAACCCAAATAAAATCACTCATAATCAGTTAAAGGTGGAATCAGGTTCAAGTGCAATGTAATACTTGAGATCATACTTAGTATTCTTAAACTCGGAAAGAAGTTTAGAAGAAACAACTACGTTATAGGCACCAGGAATAATCTTGATGTTTTCTACTTTAAAGTTGAATGAGAACTCCTTATCAGTTTCACCAACCACGATGGCAAACTCATTAGAGGTGTCGTTCTTCTTATCACGAACAACCAGTTTGATCACACCTGCTTCACCAACTGCGGAGAGATCAGGAAGTTGATAAACTGCTGCTGCTTTAAGAAGTTTCTCAAGAGTAGAACTGTCCAGTTGAAAGCAAACATCTTGAGTAGGAAGATTAATCTCCTTTTCCGGAGGAGAAATAATCACATTAGGATCAGCAAAGAAATACTTGACTCGACGCTTACCCTCACGAATAGTGACGTAAGAATCTTCTTTGAAGTCCAGATCAGGATCTTGGTGCAGACTTAGACCATTGAGAAACTGATTAAGATCATAGATGGCAAAGTCTTTAGGAAAGTCCTCTTTAATCTCTGCTTCTGCCAAGATGTTCTTAGCAACAGAAATTGTACGAAGACGCTTACCCTCTTTCACCAGAATCGAGTTGTTGATACCAGCAAAGTTCTTCAGAACGGTGAGGGTGTTGTCAGACAGTTTCATAGTATTGGGGTTCAATTTCATCACTGGGGGTAAGTTTCACGTTTTGCATTCTTGTCGTTGAAATGCATCAGAAGCACAGCATAATGCAGGATCTTCATAATGTCACGTCG